CCCCAGCCTATATTATTATTTGCTGCTCCTTCTCCCCAGTCAATGCTATTTGCCATTATTATTTATTTTAAATGGTTTATTTTTTTCTAATTTTATTAAAAATTTCTTTAACTTTTTTTCGTTCTCTGCGTGAGAAACTAAATACATTTTTCTAACTACAAAACCCATCCTGTAAAATTTGCGTCTGAATCCGGAAACATATCCCCATTACTATTTAGATTGTATTCTGGAAATTTAGACTGATTAAAACTCATATAATCAATAAATCTTGTAGTATAATGATTTGCAACACTTCTTTCTTTTTCTACTAAATAATCAATCTCTGATTTATCAACTGCATTAGCATTTTCAGAAGTATGTTTAAAAATTCCTTTGTTAGCTATTGTATAAGCACTAAAAGGCAAAAACTCAACCATTGACCAATGTATTAACATTGGTTTAATATAGTCGCTTAAAAGGTCTTTATAAGTTTGCGTTAAGTTATTTGCTACAATACCATCGTTAAACTTTTTAAATAGTTTGCTACCTAAATAATTCTGTAAATGAATATCTTGAGCAATAGCAATATATTGAATAAATTTATCTGTGTCAATATTACCATTTAAAGCGGTAAATTTTACTATATCATCTCTTGTAATAAAAAGTGCCTTTGCCATTATTGTTTGTAATTTGGGTGATGTCCTCTATTTGGCATATCTATTGGTGCTATTTGTGCTTGATCCCATCCGCTTGGATTTGGATTGTAACCAGCTATTGAACTAACTTCTTCGCTTGAGCTAAGTGCTTTGTCAATATATGGTGTTCCATCTGTTTTAGTTTTTAATCTGTAAAGGTTTTCATTAAAATAATGGGAACAATTGACACCGCCTTTAAATCTGAAAAGCGAATAATTCTGACCTTGATGTCCAAATTCAATATTTACACCTTGAAAACTTGCTTGATCAATATCTTCTTTACGATATACAACTCCATTTTCAGTTCTTCTCATCATTTGTTTACAAAAATCTCTTGAATTAGGTTTGTTATATCGAGCAGCATATTCATAACGTACTTTATAACTACCTTTATCTAATGAACTTTTTGCACTTGGTGCTGATTTTATAACTCCAGCAAACTTTTGTAATAAATTTTCTTTACTTTTAATTTTAGAATTTGCCCATTCATCAATAGAATTATTAGTATCTGAATATTCTCTTTTATCTACAAGTTCCCATTCATCCGTTACGCTTTCACCTTGCAATAATTCTAATATATTATTTCCTTCTGCATCTGTTAAATCTTTATTTAAACAAGTATGCGAACTCATTTGCGTTTTTGCATCAACTGTCTTAGTTAATTCACCATCAACATCTAAAGGCTGTAATTGCATGAATTTTAAATCTAAACTAATTTCGTTAAACGCAAGTACTTTATCTAAAGCATCACATATTAATTCTTGAAATGGTCTAATAACCATATTCTCAAACAAAATATAACTATTTTTTAATTCATCCGCATTTGCAGAAAATCCTGTAGTTGTTGCAATTCCAAAAAGTAAAGGACTTGTAACATTGTGTGCCAACATAATTTTAGCTAAACATTCATCTGACAAATATTTATAAAGTTCTGGAGCATTATCTAAAGGAACTGAATCAATAGTTGTTTTTTTAGTTTCATCTGAATTAAAAGCAATTATAACAGGATCTCCTTTACTTCCTGTATATTGTTTTTTAACTTTTGAAGATATTATTTGTTGTTGCTCCTCTGTAGGTACACCATTATTAAAATTTATTATAGCTCTCGAACTAAAACCACGTTGAACATCATTTATAAGATAATCACTAATTTCCTGCTCAAGAGTAGCATAACTTGTAGCTCCAATCCAATCTATGTTACTATAATACTTTTGCCCTATTGTGTAATTACCTACTCTTAAAACTTCTAATTTATCGCCTTTAGTTCCGTAACCAAATAAAGGTATTCTTTTAGGTTGAAATTTCTTTGTATCTTGCCAGTTATCACAATAATAAATAGCTTCAACTAATCCATCTTTGTTGCATTTTTCAGAACGAACTAAATTAGTAGGTAAATGCTCAACTCTAACTATTTTATCTTTTTTATCGTTATAAATTAATTGCAAATTAAACTCACCTAATAACTTTAAATCCTTTGTTATTTTACGTAAAGTATCTTTAGAAAATAACATTTTCATTTGTGCATACTCATTCGGCTTTTTATTAGCATCGTTAGCAGTCAATCCTTTACCATAAATTAATTTAGTAATGTTATTAATTACTGCATTGTTTGTTGTGCTTCCGTTATATCTGTCAATTAAGAATTGATAATAATCGTTATTCTCTCCAAAGTCAACCCATTCATCACGCTTATTTTCGCTTATTTTGGGTGCTTGGTAATCTGCTAATTGTATAAAGTGTATATTACTCATAAATTACATATTCGTTGGTTGTAGTGTTTGCTACGTAATCACCATTATTAATTGTATAATCTTTTATAACTTGATTTGTACACATAATCTTATCTCTAAACAAAGGAACTCCATTTGAGTCAAAACAATTCAATATATAAGTGTGTCCATCAATTAAAAAACTAAAAGTTCTATTAGATGCAAATTTAACATAATACAACTCTGTTACTAAAGTAGGATTATTTATTGTTGTTGCAGTGTTTGTTAATTCATCAGTAAATACCATTGAAGCTATATTTGTACTTCGTGGCATAAACTTAAAATTTTGCGTAAATGTGTAATCTTTTAAAATTATCATACTTATATAACGTAAATGTTATGATTTTGTTTTTAATAAAAAAACCCCACTATTAAAGTGAGGTTTTAAAACAATATGAAAAAACAATTATGAACCAGATACAACTGTAAATCCTGCAGTAGCTAAAGATACTCCAATAAAGTTAGCAGGTACTTTTTCCATTCCTTTAAACTCTAAAACGTAACCAGAAGCATCACCTAAATTAGTACCTGAAGTTATAGAACCTGTAGTTAATTCCATTCCATACTCTAAACCGCAAAGAAATAAATTTCCATTATTCATTTCAACAATTACTTGTGGTCGTCCATAAGCTAAAAGTTTAATTTGTTTATGATCTACAGCAGTTAATTTTTTTAAGTTTAGTTTTAAACTTTGCTCAAAAAAAGTAGTTCCGTTTTCTCTTGAAGAAGTAATAGTTTGGTCTAAACTATTTGTTCCTTTCAATTCGTATTTGTAAGCATTTAAAGAAGTTCCTGTTACTGCATCAATTACATCTGTATTTGTCGCATTATAAGTAACTCCAGTAATTTTACCAAAGTTCACAAAATAACAATTCTTAAGACCGCTTACCGAGTCTTTACAAGGTTCAATTCTTCCTAATGAAATATCACAAGCCATAGTATATTTTTTTAATGATTAATAATAAAAAAGGTGGCGTTTATTGCACCACCTTTTTTTTAATTATTTTTGCTATTAGTTAGCAGAGTTTGTAATTCCGTAAGTTACAATATCCTCGATTGCTCCATATTGAACACCTGCAGCCATTCTCATAACAATTCTTACATTGTTTGATCCGTCAGTTTCTGCCATATCTATAATTCTTACTTCTTGCATATCAGAGTTTAAAGAAAGTCCAAAAAACAAGTTAGATTTTGTAGTTGCTACTGCTTGAGTTGCATTTAATCCATTAGCAACAAATATTTTAACTCCATCAAAAGTTAAACTTCCATTGTTATACCATTGTGTACCCATTGTATTAGTACCATTAGCACCTAATCCAGAAGCTCCAAATCCACCTAAAGCACGAACATAAGCACGAGCAGTTGCTTGTGAAACATATAAATACAAATCTTCTTTACCATAAAGTGTAGCAGGAATTGCATCAACTATTTTACCTAATTCAGTAATTACTGTTGAAGCAGCAGTAATATTAGTAGAAGTAGCAGCAATTTCTTGTGCAGTTGGTAAACCAGCATCTAAAGCAATTTTAGTTACTAAACCATCAAATTGTCCACTTGTACCTGTAGCACCATTCCAAATTGAAACCTCATTTTGTGCGGCAACTTTAGAAGCTACATATCCAATTAAGTATTCTTGAAAAGATGGAGGTAATACATCAAAAGATGAATATCCTTGCTCAATACCTTGCCAAGTTGTGTGGAAAGTTTTTTTACATAATTCTAAATTTACTTGTAAATCTTTTACAGTCAAAACTCTTTCAGTTAAAGTAACTGTAGAAGTTGAAGTAAAATCACAAGTAGCATCTTTTAATAAACCATCAGTAGCAATTTTTTGTAAAACTTGTTTGTATTTTACGTTTGGTAATACTTCAATACCACCGTTTTCGATAGTTGGAGAAGAAAGTAATGCAGCCGCCACATATTTGGAAGCGAATTCACCTGCATAAGTTGTTGTTAATGAAAGCGTTGTAGCCATTTTTTTTAATTTTTTTTAGTTAGTTAATTTATTTTTTAAATAATTTTGCGAAAACAACATCTTCAGTAGTTCTTTCTCTTTTTGCTCCAATTTGAAAATTTTGTTTTTCAACTACATTTTCTGGATTGTGAGAAATTGGAGCTGCTGCAGGTGCATTACTTGCTAATTCAACTTTCAATCTTTCAACCTCTGCTTGTAATTCTGTAGTTTTTTCAACCATAGCAAAGAAAGTTTCTTTAGATACAGTTTCAACTACTTTTTTAGCTGTAGCTGCTGCTTCTGTAGGAACTTCTGGAGCTGGTGCTTCTTCCATTGCTGGAGCTATAGAAGCAATTATTCCTTCTGTTTCAACTACAATAACTTCTCCGTTTGCTGTAGTATATTCACCAACTGGCATTGGAATAACACCATCTGGAGTTACTATACCAACTGAATAATCAGGAGCAAACTCTTCCGCTTCAATGGTAGTAACACCATCCATTAGCGTTTGTTGTGCAAGCTTAACTTCCATAGAAAGTAAATGCTTCACGTTGTTAAGGACATTTTTGTACATATTTAATTAATTAGTAATTACTCTTTCAATATTAGTATTAACAACTACGTTTATAGTTTGTTCAACTAATGATCCAATCCCTTGTGCATCTAATTCACCTGTGCAACATTCTTTTTTATAAGTTCCATCTTTACAAAGGCATCCTCTTTTACCGCCTTTAGGACTTGTTATTTTAGTTCCCATTTAATAATTCTTTTAGTTGTTCAATTATTTTTTTGTTATTAGAAGTCATTTGTACTTTATCAGCAAAATAGCCTTCAATAGAAAATCCTTTAATTTCTCCTGCTTTTACTTTTTGCCAAATATCCTCGTTATTAACTTTCATTGAAATCATCCAAGTTCCTATTGGTAAACTAAAACCATATTTTACAGACTTATCATTAACTGCATCATCAATAATCCAAGATTCAACTACAGACATATCACTTATAGTTTTGTCGTGCATTAACGTTGCATTATTTTGATTGCCATTTATTAAAAATAACTCACTTGCTTGTTTAATTGTATCCTTAGAAAAGAATACGTTAAACTCTTCTTTACCATTTTTACGATAAATCATTTTATCAGGAACTAATGCAGCACCCATTAAAATTCTTTTATCTGTGTCAACCTCTGCAAGTTTAACTTCGTGTTGTTCTTTTAATGCAATAAAGTTTTCTTCTGTAGCAGGTCTATCTACAACGCTTATTGCATCAACTCCATCTGTTTCTTTGTTTAGTACTAATTCGTAAATTTGCATATCTATATAACGTTATTTATTTGTTTTGTTTCTAAATAGGACTTAACTAATTGATTTTTAGCCTAATGTAGCGTTAGAAACTATATTTCTATTAAGTCCTTGTTGCGTTGTAACTTCTCCTGCAGTTACATAAGTTTTAATTGGTGGCATACCTTGATTATTTAATACGTTTGCAACTTGATTAACTCCACTATTACCTACTACGTTAAATTGAGGTGCAGCAGGAGCAGAAGCACCACCTCCCATTGATGGAGTAGAACCACCACCACCTCCACCGCCAGGAACTTGAACAGCAGCAATATCCTTAACTGTTTTAAATGCAGATGCAGCCATTACTACTGTAGAAGCTATTTTAATACCAGTGCCAAATGGTTCGGGATAAACGTTTTTTGCTTTCCAAACTTCGGATATGCCTAAGTAAGCATTTATAGTTGCTTGTGCTATTGCTAAAGTTTTTCCCTCTGCAGTTTCTTTACCTAACATATCAGAAAACGCTCCTAATACTTCGGCACTTTTACCTAATAAAACTCTTTGTCCTTCTTGTTTTAATTCTTGTATTTTTAATTCTGCATCTGCTATTAATTTTGCATCTGCTAATTTTTTTTCTGCATCTGTTTTAGTTGCTGCGGCTAATCTAACTTTATGTTCACCATCTAATTTTTCAATTAAAGTTTGCTTTTCAAGTTCAGTTTGTGCAATAGAATTTATTTCTGCAAGTCTTTTATCATAGTCAAGTTGTTCTTTTTTTACTGCTGTATCTGCTAAACGATTTAATTTTTCATCGTCATATCTTTTATTTAAATCAGCAATAGCTTTATTATGATTTTCTTCTGCTAATATTTCTTGATTTTGTAAATCAATTAAAAACTTTTGCCTATCCGCTTTTGAAAGTTTATTATCATTTAAAACAATATTTCTTTTTTCATCAATAGAAATTTTAGTATTTTTTAATTGGTCTTCAACTAAAGATTTCTCTAATTCAAATGATGCTTTTTGCTTATCTTGTTTTTCTTTTAATGCTGTTTTTTCTGATTCTGATTTTGTTTTTAATATTTCTTTTTGTGCATCTGCTGCTTCTTTTGCATCTGCTGTTTCTTGTCTTAAAAGCATTTTTCTTTGCTTATTCAACTTAATGCCTGTCATAGCATTTTCAGTTTCAGCCTCATTTAAAGCAACTGTTAAATCTCTTAATTCTTGTTTAGATTTTTTTTCAGCTTCGCCACCTAACATTTTAGCTTTTTCTTGTGCTATTTTTAAATCTTCAGCTGCAATTCTAACTTTTTCAGCACTTGAAGCTTTTTCAGCTTTTGTTACTTCTTCTAATGCTTTCTTTTTATCTTTAATTGAAGCAGTTTCATCTGTTAAAATTTCACGTGATTGAACTAATAATTTATTTGTTTCAGATTGCACAACTGCTTGCAATTTTCTTGCTTTATCATTTGCTTGTTGTTGCTTTTCTAAATTGTAAGCTATTTTAGCAGTAGTTCCATCAACTGCATTACCTAATTGTTTATATGATTCAGATGCTTCTTTATTTGCTTTTTTCATATCAGCAGCTGCACCTTTAAAATCTAAAGTTATAAACTTATAAGCAGCAGAAGCCACATCAATTAATGCTCTACCTAAACCAAAAACAGCATCTTTTACTTGTGTACCAATAGCAGAAACTGCAGCAAATGCAGCTTTTAATTCTTTTCCACCAGCAACTGAACTTTGAAATGCTTCGTATAAAAATTTTAAAGTTACTACTATAGCAGCTAAAACAGCTCCAACTGGATTAGCTATTAATTCATACATTTTTAAAATTAATCCATTTGAACCTTTTATAGCTTGTCCAAAAGCAGGATTTAAACCTCCAACTGCTCCACCTACTGCATCAATACCACTTTGTAGTTTAGACAATCCATCAGATTTACCACTTAATTCAGTAGTTGCATTTGAAGCACCTTTTAAACCAGTAGCTAATTTATTTGTAGATACAGTTGTTTGATCTAAATTGTGTTTAACTTCAATATTAACTACCTTGTTCTCCATTTTATATTTCTTTTAAGTTGAGTTTTAGCTTTTTTAAATGTTGTCGGTAATTCATTTTTACCTTTAGCAATTTCTATATTTTCAGAAATTCCATAATGATCGTGTAACTGTAATAGTTGTAATATATTTTTAAGCATCTTGAATAATATTTATGTATTGTTTTATATCTGGATTATGATAAGTTACTTCTATTTGTTTAAATGCAATATCTCCTGTAGTGTTTGCATCTATTGGAACTATAAATGTTCCATCTATATAATTGTTTGAAGAAAGATAACTTGTAGGCATATATTCAACATCATAATATCCAGCATTTAATTTTAAAATAGTTACTTCTAAATCTTGTGCTGTATTGTCAATATTAAAAATAGATTTTAAAGCAAACCTTCCAGTGCCTACTAATGGTAATTCTCTAAAATCACTTATCAATTCTAAATCAACTTCTCCTGTAGTTAAATCAGTTGTAAAAGTGTTTATAATATATTTTTTATCTTTATAAATTAGCTTGTCATTTAACTTAATATCTGATAACATTGGAATAGGAATAATAGCTTTTAGTTTTATAATTCGGCAACGAATATCATAAAGTGCCGATATATAGTTTTTATACCAAAGTTGAAATAAAGAGTTATTTGCTGTTTGTGAGTTTATCCATGTTGAATTTTCTGCAGTAAAGTTTAAACTTGCTATATCATTATTAATAAATAATTCGTTTGAAAATCTTTGATAATCTAAAACGCTTGTATAACCACTTCCATTATATACTTTAAAAGCAGCTGTTAATGTTGTTAAGCCATTTTTATACATAAGCACAGGCTTAGGTTTATATGGTTTTAAATCTTTATCTATTAAACTTGTAGTTATAAAATCATATGCTGTAGTTTTTTCCCACATTACATCTTCAAAAGGAGTTTTAATTTCATAAGTTGCACTTTCATTTGAAAGATCATCTTGATATATTAAATCACCATAATCAAAACCACGATTAAAAGTATTTCTAAAAAAATTGTTTATTACATTTTCAGATTTTTCGTGTGTAAATGTTAGTTTTTTAAATAGTTTAGTACGTTCTAAATCTACACTATCATTAATAACATAGTTATTAATATCAATATATTTACCATAAGAATAGAAAAATTCTAAAGGTTCAAGATTAAATGAAGTTTCAGAAGTAGCAATAATTGTAAGATTAAATAATTTAATAATTCCATTAAAAAAATCTACAACTTTTATATCAGGAACTACTGCACCAATATTAACATTGCTTATCGTATTCATTGTTGCAGAATAACCTATTCTAACTTGATTATAAGTCAAAGTATTATCATATTTAATATTATACATCTCTGCATCAAAAGTCATTGACTCTTCACTTTGTATTTCAAAAGTATAATTTGCAAAAGTGCTATCTTCTTTTAATGTGTCTAATACTAATAATGAATTTACACCAATTAAATTATCAAATATTTTATAAATAGATCCATTTGCAAAAGCTGGATTGTCATAAATTCGCATTATTAATTTATACTTAATATTTACATTTGTTGGAGTAATTTCTACTATTGTTTTTTGGTATCTAACATTAGTAGTGTTATCTGCAAAAGTCCATTTTAAATAATATTTATTTGTAGTTAAATTTAATTCTGGAAAAGTATTATTAACACTATTCCAATCAATTACAACTGCATTACTATAGTTAGTAAATTTTTCAATATTCTTACAATACAAATAAAGTTCTGTCCAATAAGAAGTATCAAATAAACTACTTGTAAAAGTTATATTATATTTATTTTCTATAAATTCAAATACTTTACTTACAGGAATAGCAGGAAATAAATCATCAAATTCAACAGATTTTGCTAAACTACCACCAATTGTAATATCATTTGCTCCACCATCATCAAAGCTATATTTATGTTGGTTACCTACAATAGGATAATAAACACTATCATTAGTAGTGTTATCAATTCTATTTATAACTTCTGTAGCGTTATAAGCGTGAGTTATTGAAGTATAATCTAAGTTAGTTAATTTATCCTCTTTAAATAAATCTTTTAACTGTTTAACCTTTCCGTAAAATGTTATAGAATAGCTTTCAATTCTATTATTTTTCTCGTTACATTTTTCAATCTGTATCTGTCCTTTTTTAAACGGAATAGTATTTAATTCTATTATTGCATCGTATCTTATACGTTGATCAAATCCATCATTTATACCGCTTTCATTCCAATAATTAAATATTAAATTATTATTCTTTGAAGCAGGAATAGTAAATGATTGAGTATAGTCTGTAAATACTTTAGATAAATCATTAATATTTTGCACAGAAGAAGTAAGAGATATTTTTTCATCTTTAAATAAATCAATTCTTTTAAACTCTGTTCCTATTTTTATATAAATTTCTACGCTTGTCATTATACTACGTTGTTTATTAATGCACTTGCTATCTCAAACTCTAACTCGTAATTAATTACTTTCTCGTTTAAATGCGTTTTAAATAGTTGAGAACTACTTTTTAAAGTAACTGCTTTAGTTAATGTAGTTCCTTCTTCATCGTATGTTAAAAGTAAGTTTTCGGATAACATTATATCTTGTATGTTTTCATTTTCTACTTCATTAATCCAACCAGAATTACATTTAATAGTTTTAGTTCCATTTTTATTGTAAATTCTTTTTTGACCTAAAAACCCGTTGTATATTGGATAACCACCATCAAAAGTATTAGTGTTATATTCTGAACTTTTAACTTCTATAGATTGAGTTGAATTTTTAAAGAAATACATTGATTGCTTACCTCCTAATCTATTTATAAAATCTAATTTTATAGGATTATATTTTGACTCACAAAGATTTACTAAATTTAATTGAAAAATCTTAACAGGTTCACCTTCATCAACTCTAAAAATATTAAATACATTTTTTTCTGAATATGCACTTCCACTAATAGTTAATGGTATTCTAAAAAAATTATAAGAACCATTATTTGGAATATTTTCAGTATAAAAAGTACTTCCATTAGAAATTTTATAATAATATGCATCACTATTTCCTATAAAATCAAAAGCAAAATCTGCAGTAGGATATGTTAAAGTTCTATCATAATTTAAAGTATAAGAAACTTCTTTTAATAATGGAATAAAGTTTGCAATTTGCAAATAGTTTGGATTATTATAATCTGAATAACCACTTGTAGCAACTAATATATGATTACCATAAGAAATATAATTAGTTCCATCAGTTGTATAATATGAATTCCATTCTATTACAACTGCAAAATTATTTTCATCAATAGTATTTAATAAATCATAAGCATAAGGACTTATATTATAAAAGTTTGTACTTTGTGTTGCTGAAAATCTTTTTTTATCAATAGTATAAGTTTTTAATAAATATCCTAATTGAGAATAGATATTTAAAACTAATCTTGTTGCTACTTGTGCATTATCTCCATCAACTTCTATTATATACGGACTTCTTGCGTTAAATCTTTCCATTATTTTATATCTTTTAGTGTGTATTGCATTAAATCTTCAACATCCAATGCAAATTGTTTTATTAAATCTTCATCAATGTATTTTTTATAACCTGCTTCAAATGGTTTAGTAAAAAATAAACTTGGTCTTATTCCTGTTATATAAATACTACGACTAATTAAAAAAGCAGTATTTTTATAACTCATAAATTTACCTGTCTTTTTATCTTTAAATTGAAAACGTTTTGCTTGAACCCATTTCTCAATTCCTCTTGTTAATCCACCTTTCAATCCTGTTCCTGTTCCAAACTTAAATGGACTATTAGGAGCTTTAAAACTTGAAAATTTACCTTTTACTCCTTTATCTTGAAATTGTCCGTAAATTGGCATTTCAAAACCTAATTGAAAACTATTTTGACTTACCTTAACATTACCTTTAATTTCATTATATAGCTTCTTAGAAACGTTCTTATCACTTTTAGTTAAGTTACTACGTGATTGTTGGATCACATAATCTCTAAATTTTTCAAGTGTTTTTTGTGTATGTTCTAAATTAACCATTTAACAAATTGTCATATCGTTATTACTTTCAATTCCAAAAGTTAAAGTCCAGCCTACAATTTTATTTTCAAACCTATCACTAAATGCTTCAAAGTTTGCAGTTCCATTTAGTCTATAATTTTTATCGTATAAATTACCTCTACGTAAAGAAGTTAAAAACCTATTTGCTAACTCAAATTGAGAATTAAATATATCCTGCTCGTTATCATTGTCAAAAAATAAATCGTAAGGATTTGCTTTTGAAATATCACAAACATCCATAAATAAAACTGAAACGTTAAAAATATTTGTGTTCCCAGATTCAGATTGTACAGCAGTATTAACTACTATGTGAGCTAAAGGGAATATAGTTGTTTTGCTTATATCAATATTAAATATATCTCCTTGTGAAACGTTATTTATAATAGCATCTCTTAAAAGTTCATCTCTAATATCCTCTGTAATCTTGTAGTAATTATTCATTTTTTTTGAGCATTGATTGTTCTATTTCTATTTTTTCCTTTTCAAATGTTAGGAACGTGAGTGCTGTAATAAGTTGAAGTTTTGAAATTTCATCAAATCTTCTAACATCAGCTTGAGCGAGAGCATAGAAAGATGAATACCATCCCCACTTAGCTCCGAATTGTGCTTGTCGATTAAAGCTTTCACCTGTGGATTCTGCTCCAAATAATTCATTGAACTGATTAGTAATTCGTTGCTTAAATTGTAAAAAAAAACCATTGCTCCAAAAACTACATCCATTGGCATCGACTTCATTACATCGCAATAGGTTATACTACCGTTGTAATCTTGTATGCTATATTTATCTCTAAACTTATCAATTATAGGTCTATATAAAACTGCCATTGCATTATGCAACTTATCCATTTTACCAAAGTAATTATCTAAATCAGTAAACTCACCTAAAGATATTTCGTCTAAGTTTGGAATAAATCCAAAGTTAGTATCTGCTAATTTAAAAATAGTTTGTAATTTATATTCTTTAGCAAACATTTCATTAATACTTGCAGTTATTTCGTTTACATCTTTTAAGGACATATTAGAGGCTATCTCTAAAGAAACACCGCAGAATATCTCCAGCATTTTTAACTGCAGAAAATTGTTGTCCTCGTTCTTTTCTGCTATAGAAATAAATCTTTGGTATTGCTCCAAAGTAATTTCATTTAAAGAAGTAGGAATTGATATTTTAATTTTCATAATTATATAACGTATTTAATTGTTTTTTGTATTGCATCAATAAATAAAGTAGCTTCCTTTGTTTGGATTTGATAAGTTAAAGAAAACATTATACCTTATTGCATCTATTGCGTGATTAAAATTATCTATTACTAAACCACTTTTTTTATCTGAATATATGTAATTATTTAACTCTTTAGCGATATTAATTGAAGAAGGTTCAACTATTAATTCATAATCTTGCATCAATGCTATTCCTGCACTAATTGATCCAGCTCCTTTTTCTGTTGCTTTAATATTACAGCCGTTGTTTTGCATCTCTGCAATTAATCTTGGTTCAGCACTATCTGCTATAATTAATCTATCACCGCAAACTCGTTTATTGATTTGTGATATTTCAGAAGTAGTTAGTTTAGGTTTATAAAGATGCTCAAGTAAATAGATTTTCTTTTTGTTTTTATCTATTGCAACTTCTATAAGTGTAGTCGGATCAATACTAAATCCAAAATCTTGTCCGAAAGAAGTTTGTAGATTGTCAGGATTAAAAGAACCAAAACTCCAGTTAGTAAATACAACTCCTTCTGCTTTATCTAACCAACCACCAAGTATAACGTGTTCAAACTTTTTTATATTGTTTTGTTTAGTTAACTCTATTTGATTTATAAATGATTCAGATAAATTTTCTTTATTATCTAAATAAGTTGTATGTATGTACGAAGTATCTCCATTTATTACATTACTTCCTGCATCAATTCCTTTAGACTGAAAGAATTTATTATAAATAAAATGTTCTTTAGTCGTTGGATTAAGAATTAAAATAACTCTATTTTGTTTTGTCTGGTGCCTAATTGATAAATCAATCTTATCAAATATATCTTCATCGACTAACTCTTCAGCTTCATCCAGGACCCAAGTAGTAACATTGGCTATAGATTTTAAGTTTGCAGTTTGAGTTCCAGAACTTGTTTTAATACCTCTAAAGATAATCTTGGAACCTGTTTTTAAGTTTACAATTTCATCCTTAGTAATATGAAAATCGTTGTGTAAATCAGCTGTTTCAATCTTATCTATAAATTCGGGAATAATAGATATGTGAGCAGAGGTTAATGTATAACGTGTAAACAATATTATGTGTCCTACTTCGTAAGTAAGCAAAAGCAAAAAGGAGTTCACAGAATAAGATTTTCCTGAACCCCTGCCTCCCGAAATTATAAAGTATCTACTATCAGAACCAAGTAGATTGTATTTATTGTTTATCTTTATCAATAGTAAATAGTTCTTTAATATCGAAGTTATTTATGTTGTGCGTTGTTTCAACCGTTTCTTTAGGCTTACCAAATAAATGTTCACTAACAAATATTTGTCCTCTTTGACTTTCCAATAAAGTATGTACTAATTTTTCTTTAGCTTCATACTCAGTATCTACTTTATAAAAAGTTTTTAAAGCATTAGCAAATAATGTATTTACTTTCTCTTCATCTGCTTTTGATTTTCTACCATTACCCGGAATTGCTCCACCTTTACCTGCCATTGTTTTTAGTTTTGTTTAAACAATAATTATATACGCTTTCCTACACTTCCTAATGCGTTTACAACATCGTTATTATTATCATAATGAGTTTGTATCTTTAACGCTTTTATCTTCTCTATTTTAGCCTCGTTTGAACCTGTAGCATAAATGTGATTAAATGGAATTCCAATCTCTCTCGCCTTATCAATCATTCCTGTTTTTGAACTACGAGCTGATATAATATACAAAGTATTATTTTTAATTAAATCTTTAGCAAGTAAAGTACCCTTTTTAGTTGACAAAGTACCATCGTAATCAAAACTAATCTTTTGGTTAGTATTTAATTTAGTTTCAAAAGCAGTTGTGCAAATAGCAGTGCGTTTATCTTTTGAATATTCTGCTACCATTACAGGGTTAGACATACATCGCTGTAAGAATTCCTTTTTAGGTTCGTTTGCTTTAGGCTTTGGTATTGGCATCTTCTAAATGTGTATCGTAAACTTTTCTTAATTCATTAACTCTATCTCTCCAGCAGGATGCACAATTACTATGTTCTAATTTAGTTCCAAATACTTGTAAATAAATATCACTTAACTCATACTGTTGATTAATTGTAAGTTCATTAATTACTTTTTTACTAAACAAATTTACTAAATAGTTATAGTTATTTTCTGTTAGACAGTTTGGTTTAACGTATGGAAATAAACGATTTAATGTTTCTTTACGTGCATCGCATCCACAATCCCATCCTGTTAACTCGCTTACTTTTTCTACTACTGCTTTAATTCCTGTTGCTTCTGTGATTCTTTCTAATGTATCACCTAATCCAATTGATTTTTTTGTTCTTACTTTTGCCATTCTTTTTTTATTTTTAAATTACATTCTTTAATTGTTTTAAATATAGTGCTTAAACTTATTTTAGTTTCTTCTGCTATTTTACGCATTGAAATTTTATTATCATAATATAAATAAAATACTTCTTTATCAAACCAATGAAAATTATTTACAATTTCTAAAACTTCATTACTTAAAGTTATTTCATTACTTAAAATCTTTATACAATTATTCCAATATATATTATCAATTTCTTTTATTATTTCTTTGTCATCAGTTTTATTTTGATAATTCTGTGACATTTCATATTTATCTAAAATTTCATCAATAGAAACTTTTATAATCTGTTTTTGTTTACGGTGAAGATCCATTGATAAACTACGCAAGGTTAAATAAAAATAAGCTTCGTTTACTGTTTCTTTTTCAAGGCATTTTAAATATGCTTCTTGCACAACATCCTCTGCAAAATCTGTAATTCCAAATTGCTTAACTATATTTATCCAGCGATTATGTTGTTTACAAATTTCTTTCAATGATTTGCATATTATAAAATGTTAAATATTCCTTTGCAATTATGTGAGCTTGTTTTAATTTTTTTATTTCTTCAAAGGTATTTACTTTTATATTTACTTCAACATTCTTAGTGTAAAAAATATAAAGTTGAACAATACAAATCATTGATTCAATACTATCCATTTAGTATTTTACGATATAAATTATTTATTCTTTCAGAGTTTACACCACGATTATAATAGAATTTCATTACTCTTTTAATTCTTACTATATTACTAAACCTTTGCACCTTCATCTGAAAATAATTTATGTGTGTCTATTCCTGTAAATCTACCAATAAGATTCCTTAATTCTTCTCCTAAGTTTTTAGCCATTAATTCGCTATCTTTATTAGACATCTTTTCTTTTGTTTGTAATTCAAACATTTTATCAGAAATTGCTGATTGAAATATAAATATTGCTGCTCTAAATCCTTCTTTTGTATATTCAGGTTTTAATGCTATATTATCTAATAATGTATTTTCAATTTCTTCTAATATCGGACTTAATTCTTTACCTATTGCCATATTTTTATTTTAATTCGTTAAGTTCTTCTTCTAATCTTTTTAAGAACGATTCTTCTCCATCATCTCCTGATAGTAACCAATCCATTCTTTGTATATAGACTTGAGCTAGTCTAATAGCATCGGCAGCTTTTTTAAATTCTTCAATAGCTTCTTTAGGATATTCATAGTAATATCTATCTTCAGGATATTTATTATACCAATCATCATCATGCCAACTATTTTCTTTTAATTCTTCTTCAGATTTAAGTTTTCCGTTTTGTTCAACTAGCTTATCTATGTCTTCAGCTATATCAGTAAATCTATACTGTATATATTCCCAATGTCCTCCACTCATAATTTTTGTATTTCTTGTTTAACTTCTTGCCAAAATGGTTTCATCACTTCATAACAATGTTCTAATATTTCATCAACTGCTATTAATGCACATTTTTGAGCTTTTGGAATATCAATCCCTCCTAAATCCCAATATTTGCGAACTAACTCTTTTGCTTTTTCTTTTGGTGTCATATTATTATTTTTCTTGTTTCGCATCCCATTTTATGAACTCCATTTGTTTGATGACATTTAGGACAATATTTATCTTGTATGCATTTAGGATAAGTACAGTAATCTAAATTGCATATTTCGCCATCACGTTTAACTCCGCCTAATTTACATTTGATAGAGTCAATACCATTTGCCCAAAAGTATGAGCAATTTATTTCATCATCCTCACAAGTAAAATCTTCATATGCTTGTCTAAATTTACTCGGTGTTGCAGTAAATCTATAACAATAATCTTTAGATTTGCAAAATTGATTTGTACACATTGATATATCTGCCATATTAAATTAAATTAAATTTTATCCAGTCATCCTCGCACCATTTATTTATTTGTTTGTTCCAAAGTTCGTGTTTTAAATCTTTACGCAAGGTATTAATAATTTCCTCAACTGTTAAAGTTTTTTTAATATGGATCTTACTTTGATTTAATTCTTTTTGGTGCTTTAATATTAATCTACGATTTTTATAATAAATACTTGATTCTTCTTTTGTCATAATTTACAAATAAATTTATTATAATAATCAAATTCAAAACTAACAAATTCGTTGTAAACATCCAAATATTTAAATGTATAAATCCAATGATTTTTAAATGATTTTTCAATATATTTTTCAGCTACTTGTAAATTCTTTGCAATACCAGATAAACGAATAGGTCTTCCGTTTGGGCTTGTTTGCTCTTCAAATGTTAAATCTAATTTAATGTTCTTTGAAATCTGTATCATAGTCCTGCCAAATTTTAACGTTAATTCCTTTACTCTTTAACTCTTGTATTCTAACTTTTTGCAATTCGGATAATCTACCTGTTGGTCTTTTGACTTCTACAAATGTAGTAATATTATTTTTAACTGCAATTAAATCTGGATAGCCATTTTTATTTGCCTTTATAATTTTAAGTACAAAGTAGCCTTCTTGTTCTAGTTTGGTTGTTATTCGCTTTTGGATCTGTTGTTCTAACATTCTGTATAAGTACCATCTGAATTAAGATAAACGCCATCTGCAATATAAACTCCATCAATTAATTCATCCTCAGTTAAATCTTTTGATAATTCTTTATATAAATCAATTCCATTTTCATTATCTAAACTATAAACTTTTTTACTTAATAATAAGTCTGAATTAGTTTGATCATAAATAGTAGATTCAAAAAAAGTTATATCTTTCAATTCTAACAATTCTTTTACTGTTAATTTATCTAATAATGTATCATCACATATAAAATTAAATTCAAAAAGTGTAGTATGATTTTTATAATAATAACTAAATATAGAATCTGTATAACATCCAAATTTTGTTTTTTTATAATAAACATTATTTAAAATCATTTCTTTTTTTACTTCTAATAAAAAATTATTTAATTTTTCTCTTTTTTCTTTTTTATACCTAATTGATTGTAATGTTAAATTTTCCATATTTTTTAAATTTTAATTATTTTTCAAATTTACATTAAAATCTTTTCTAAAACAACTTAATGTATAATCTTTTTTATTTTGTACTGATTTATATATTTTTTCTTCAATTCCACCCTTAGAGAATATCCAAAAAATAGTATTTTCTTTACGTTCCATTGTAGTAAGTCGGTCTTTTGCTTGGAAGTAACTAACAGCAGAAAATGCAATATTAAAAAATACTAAATGATCCGCAGCTTTAAGGCTTATTCCTTCCCTGCCCGAAACTATTTGCAAAGCAATATTTTTATTTGTTGTATTGAATTCCTCTAAGTCTGTGGTTAATATATTGCCAAATACTGTCTTAAGCATTTCCAACTCTGCAATAAAATTATAAAATATAGCTATCTTAACCCCTTCAAACTTATCTTTTATAAATTGTGCTTTGCTGTCATCAATTACTTGTATTAATCCATCCTCAAATTTAACCGTTCCACTACTTAATTGGTGTATTTTCTGTTGGAGCTTTACTCCAGTATCTGCTATTATTTGTTTACCAGTAGTTGCAGAAGTTACTACTAAATCCTTTTTAAGTTTATCAATAATTTTATAAGTAATAGGTTTCATTTCGCACTCCAACACCATTTCATTAACCGAAGTAGTGAAACCAGCTTCGGCTTGCGTAAAAGTTAAAATGTAGTATCTTATGTGATGCCAAAAGTCTTTTTTTCTTGCGTTGCTATAATCTTTAACTTGCGCGTAACCTAAATACTTCAATTTAATATCAACAAAATCATTCGCCCATTTATAAAAATTTGCGTGTTTAAATGGTGAGTGATTCGATAGGTTAAATATATGGTAATATTGCGAGTAACTCTCCGGTGTTGGTGTACCCGATAACATAATCATAGGTATATTACCAAACCTTGACTTAATATCCTTGTGGAATTTACTCGGCTTTGGATAGGATGTATAACCGTGAACTTCATCTATTATAATAACATCAAAATTATTGCCTTCTATTTTATGTAAAGATTCTCGATTGATAACAGTTAACTCAAATTTATAATTAAAGTCGTTGTAATCGTCTAAAATAGAGCTAAACGCTTTTATTTTGGTTATAAATAAAACTCTTTTAGCTCCTACTTTTTTACAAGTTTCTAAAGCTGTCAAAGATTTTCCTGTTCTTACCTCCATAAACAAACATACTAGCTTTTTTAATTGTAGTATTTCAGCAGCATTGTTTGAAATTCTTATCTGGTACTCTCTTAGTTGCTTCATATTAAAAAGCTATATCATTATTTTCATCCTGCTCAACTACTATTCCTTTTTCAAATATTCCAAACCATTTAGAACCATTTGAATTACCTTGTTCAAAATTACATCCTTTAAATGTAGCGTATTTATTAACCCAAATGTTAAATTTATTACGTTTTAATAATTTATCAAAATCTTTATTATCATTTATAAATGAGTTAAAATACTGGCTTTTATCATTTCTTAAATTTAAAGGAAAATTTTCTGTATCTAAAATCCATTCGTAAAAATCCATATTTGTTTCTGCTATAAATTTACGTAATTTTATATTTTTAGCGTTTTGAGTAACTAAACCAGTTTTCAAATACATCTGTAAACAATTCACCATATAATTATCAAAGCAATTAAAGTGCTGCAAATCCCATTCATCAAATAGCTGTTTTCCAAACTCTTTATCTGGTGTTAAATCACTTCCGTAATACTGCGCTATTTCTATTTCGTGCCTTCTTCTATTGTGTGAGTTTCCTTCTCCTTTTATAGCGTAATTTGTAGACATTACAATTTTAGGAGAATCATGTACATTTAATTTAATAGCGTCTTTATTTTTGCGCTCCAAAGTCATTCCTTCCGTTACTAAACTAAATTTGTCCTCAAAATCAAAATGTTTTTTTACGTCATCAAATACTAATATTTTAGTATCTAAAGATACCGTTTGATATGCAAATGATTTTTTACTATCAAATTGCTTACCATCAATAATACTTGTGTTTCTTATTTGTGAAAGTCCTTGAACAAATAAACCTTTTCCAGTTCCACCTTCTGGGTTTTCGCTTATTATTTCATCATTTAAAATAACCGCCTTATTATTACTTCTATTCTTATAAGTACTTAATAAATAACCTATAGTTATTTCAATTGGAAATGGTTCTTTATTTGATATGTTATAAATGAATTTTTGATAATCATTTTCAAAATTTTCTAGTGGTATATATTCACGCTCCAGAATATGGCTTTCCCAAATATAACCATCTACATCAATGTAATCAATTAATTTAATTTCATCTTTAGTAATTTCTAAAATACCATTCTTAAAAGCTAAATAAGAGGTTTTACGGTCATCATTTAACATTATCAAATCAATACTCTCTAGCATCAATAAAAACTGCTCGCTAAATAAGTTTTGATAATTAGCGCAATAATTCCAAACATCTAACTCTTTACGATCCATTAAAAAATTTAAAACAAAATCTTTTATTTTTGAGGTTGATGTTAATTTAACCTTATTTGATTGTATAAATACAAATTGTGGTTTGTCACTTTCATTTGGAAAATGTTTTTTAAATCCATTTCTTTCTAAAAAGAATTTATATTTTAGTGGATTTACAGAAATTTTATTTTTATCGTTTATAAACCAAAAGTCTTCGGCTTCGGATACTTCCTTTATTTCGTTATAAACATCCTCCTCAATGTTGTACTTTTGTAGTACTTCTTTTTTACCTTTTTTTAAATCTGTTTTTATTCTTTCTATTTGTTGGTAATTTTCAAAATATTTAGAATTAAATGACCTACGTTTATATGATGACTTAATAGTATTTTTTAATTCAGTATCTGAAAAATCACCAATCACTACATTATTTTGGATATAACCTATTGCAGTATTTTCGCTTATTCCATATTCACAAAAAGCACCAGATAAATCAAATATAAAACTATTCCTTTCGCCCTCAATAAAATCCTTACTCCAATTAAATTTCATTATTTTATCAATAATAACTTGTTCATCATTAATTGGTATTAATGGAACTTTATCTTTAACTTGGTAACCTTCATCAATTAAAATAGGTTCGTAAACCTCAGCATTATAATTAATATAAATATCTGGATCATAAGATTCAAAACAAACTCGATCAACATTGCAATTGGATTTATCAAAATAATCATATTGATAATGATTATTAAAAGCTTTAAAATATTTTTCGTGTTCTATTTTATTACTTTTAGGAATACTTACAACTCCTTTTAAACCTTTACCACTTGGTGAAATGAACAAAGAAACAAAGTATTTATTTTTTTTGAGTTCGTGCAAGTGATCAAACATAACCTCATCGCTTGGGTATTTATCAAAATCTACAACCATTAATCCAGAATGGTTTATTAATCCATCTTTGTTACGTTCTTTAAATTCACCACCAAATACTATACATGGTAATTTTTGCTTTAGCTTATCAGCTATTTCTTTTGTTTCTGCATTTCTAACAAGTTGAACTAAATCTTTAGACTTACCTTGTTTAATTCTTTCAAAGCATTTCCAAATTGGAATAATATAAGGCACATCCTGCGACTTTAATAGTTCCTTAAAAACTGAGATTTGTATATCTTTCATAGTTTAAAAAATAAACCCCAATACCAGCAGTGGTAGTTGCGTGGTATTGAGGTTCTGTAATAAGTTAATTTTTGGCTACCACTCCAATTCTTTACAAATATAAAACTATTATTTTAATATACAAATAAAAAACAAAAAAATTTTATAAGTGCGAAAGTGCGAAGTTGTTTTTATTTTTGACACCCCCCTATAAAAATAAATATTTGTTTTATAAAGGGTATATATAAACACCTTAAACTTCGCACTTTTAAAATAAAAAAAGGTCATTTAAATTCAATACTTTAGTATTGAAAATAAAAAAACCCCACTATTACAGCAGGGTTTTCAACCAAACAAAATAAAACAATTATTAAAACTCTAAATCGTCATCTATATTATCAAAACTTGAATCTACAGAAATATCTTCAACTATTGCATCGGCTTTTATTAAATAGGCTTTTAAATAAGATTCTAATATATTAAAAGCTTCATCTGCCAAATCCATTTCGCTTTCAGATAATGATTGTAAAAAAGTAAACTCTGGAGTATGAAATTTAACAGCTCCTTTTTTGCCTTCTAAGGCTGTTTTAACTTGCACCCATTCATCTGGTAATCTGTTGCGGGTTTTTTGTGTAAAATCGCCCCATTTTTGTACTGCGCTACCTTTTAGTTGGATGTTTGCAAGTGATCCATCTTCGAGCATTATGTAAATGCTTTTAGTATAGTGGCCTCCTGCTGCAACAATTTTATCTTTAATATCTTTGTAAAGTCCTTTTGCAATTTCATTACCTTTAAAAGGTTTAACCGTCATGACTTCCTTAGAAATGAATTTAACCTCGTTAGAATAAATAGCGCTGCTTGTCGCATCGTTCCATCCTTTAATTGTGTGCAACTCATCTAGCACTAAGAATTTAAAAGGTAAAGGAATTGAAATGTTTTTCTGCTGCTCTTTGTCGTAATAAGAAAAACATTTGTCGTTTGATTTCCAGTCAATAAATTTAGTTGCTGGATTGCTTTGTGGTTGTGCAAACGCTTGTCTGCGGTTTGAAGTACTCATAATATTTATTTTTATTTATGGTTTGAAATTAAGATGCCCAAACCTTGCATCGATTAATATTATTTTACAAATATAGTTAATTAAAATGATATAGCCAAACTTGATTTTCTTGGTGTTGTTGAAACTTTAGGAACATCATTGCCATATACGTCGATTATGTCCTGTTTAAGAGCAAGTTTTAATAATTCTGCCCTTGCATCTAAATCAGCTTTTAACTGCGTGTAAATTGGATCATCTGAATAGTTAATTGTATCTCCACCGCTTCGGTAAGTTCCTTTTAATCCATATGCTTCAAAGTTTTCTAAAGGAATAACTTTTAGTAACTCTGTTGTAATTACATCCAGTGCTTCTAACATTCTTTTAGCTTGTGCAAGTAACTCAAATTTATCAGTATCTCCAGCTTCTAAAACTTCAGTTATAAATTTCTTTGCAGAAAACTGAATTTCTTTTTTGTTTGGCAG